ATTAGAAAGAGACTCCATCTTCTTAGATTTAAAAGAGTTACTTACAAAGCGAGAAAAGTTTCTCCCATTTGTAAACATCTCCTCCTCTAGTTGTAGCTGTTCATTCAAGTTCATTCTCAATCATCCATCTATATTTACTGATGCGTTTGTTGCACTTCTCGCATGGGTATGAACGCCAAGCCAAGCCATACACTCGCACTGTTGACTCACACTCAGGACATTTAATGAGCTTGCCATCAAAGCCAGTGCGTGAGTACTTATGAATAGGTTGAAAGAGTTCAGTCACCTTGCACTCACCATCTTTACAGGTGATCTTCTTAGTTGATTCGGTAGGAGTCATTGAAGTTTCTCCAGAATTAAGGCGTACTTATCTTCTATAAATTCTTCAATGGCCCTGCGATACATAGAAGAAGGACTAATGCCCTTCTTACTTGCAAGAGTGACAACCTTTTGATGATAGACATCACCAATAGTTGTTTGAACTTTGTGAGTTTGCATTTTAAAAGGTGGGTTTATGCGAGGGTTGACACGCCTGTTCCAATTGGAAACGCCGCACTGTTATCCCTCGTAGGTTGTTGTACTGCTGGACTATTAGCCAGCAATAAAAAGAGGACAGCGTAGATAGTTAAACCTAACGCTGTCCCAAACGTGTGCCTAATCATCCCAACCAGGGATAAAGGCACGGTCATACACTGTCTTCTCAGTCTTATGGAATACATAAGTTGCAAAGTCTCCAGCGTCTAACCAATTCATGTATGGGTCAGGTGTATGAAAATGAGAATCATCTTTTACATCGACACACTCACAATCAGACAACTCTAATCTTGATAGTGTCTCTGCTACTTGCTTATCTTCTCCATCTTCAAGACCTGAGCCATCGCCATTGACTAGATATGAAGCCCAATAAACTGGGAGTGTTTGCTCAATAACTTTAAAGTCCATTAGAAAATAAATCCAATAGTAGTAACGACAGCAAGCACAATCCAAAGACTATCAAGCTGTTCTTTAACTGGTTTTAGTTCCTCTAACTGAGCGACAAGTATCTCATTGTCCTGAGTTAGTGAAGCAATAGTAGTTCTAGCCACGATAAATAAATTAAATGGTGGGATTTGTGAGGGAGTGAGTCCCTCATCTAACCCCGAAGGGCTAGAGGAGAGAGTCAACCGATGGCAGCTATATCTTTGATACATGATTCCATCTCAGCTTTATTTATCTTTGGATCGTCCCATCGATAGCCCTCGCCTGTTGTTGTTCTTTTAGTGCCATTAATTTGGTACTCAACAAAGGCTTTAAAATTACCGATGTTCTTAGCGTCCTGATAAAACTGTTGGTCGTTGCCAATAGTTAAAGCTGCTGACCATGTTTCATGATTAGACCATCCATTACATTCACTCATTTTTTAAACTCCTTTTGTGGTGGGCTGTCCCTCTTTCGAGGGAATAACTAGAGCAGGGTTTGCACCTGCTCAACCGCTTAAACGGATTAGTCAAAGTCGAAGCTCGACTCATTTGGAATTTCTACAGTCTCGGGAGTTAACGGAATATTCCAGTCAAAATCCCATGTTGACTTATAGCACTTCCATTCATTCAGATCAGTATTCCAAAGGTAAGAAAACTCAATAGCTACAGGGTCAAACATTACATATTCTGAAAGGTCTTCATGCTCCATAGCTTGAGTCTTCTCTCCCCTTTGGTTAAAGGTTCTAATGGCTGGCTTCTCTAGTACTTCTTCACCCCAGGTATTGCGAGTGTGAATGCAACTAATGTCGCCTAGTTCCATTAGATCCCTTACCTTGATACTGCTTGAAAACTTCTTCTTAAGAACGACTCCTAACCATTCTGGGTATCCGTCTGAATGATGATATACAGACTCAATAGATCCATCTTGATTAAGGATTCCGATCCGTGAATTAGTAGACATAGAACCAATGTGGTGGGTACTCCTTCATTATATCAGATCTTAGTAGTTTTTCAATACCAACTGATATTAGATAGTTCTTTGCGGCTACAAACTAAAAGGAATACAACCCTCTGAAACTGTCCAGATTTCGACCTGATAGCCTTGCGTAACTGCTTATATGACAGTTATACCACCTAGTGATACCAACCGATTAGACCCCCTCCCCCCTTATTTGGACACGATTTGGACACGATGGGGGGTATCGATCTAGTTCTTACATAACGATTACCCCTTCACATTTTTCCGATAAAAATGGGATCTGTGAGGATCTAATAGATATCTAATAGGGGGGATCTGGCGGGATCTTATAGGGGGGATAAGGAGTAACTTCTATTCATATATGGACAGTTAGTGATAGTAAGGGATTTGGGGAGTAGAATTTAGGGTAGTTAGTCTTGTACCAGTGAGGCTAATAGGGGGTCTTCCTGTGGTGGGTGAGACCCCTGCCAAAACAAGTGTATGATTAGGGAGAATTGTTAAGGAGTTATGGCTAAGAAGACAACAACGGAGGTATTAGGGGATCTACATGGAGAGTTAGCGGATTATTTATTAGATAAGTTAAGGGAAGGGGATGAGAATCCAGCGACAATAAATATTATCAGGCAGTTTTTAAAAGATAATCAGATTACAGCGCAGCCAGTGGAGGGTACAGCGTTTGGAGATCTAGCGAAACAGTTACCTGATATAGAAAATGTAGTAGCATTCAAGAAGAAACGAGCTTAGTTATGCCTGCGTATCAGAATTTATATCAGGACAGTATGTGGGGCAGTCTTCCCTACAACCCGTTAGGTATTCCAGGTTGGGGAACAGAGGCAGAAAGAAGGAATCCTTGGGGTACAAGTCCAACAAGAAACATGAGAGGACGTACTGGAGGAGCTTTTACTGGAGGTGGAGCAACTGGAGGTGGAGCAGGGGAATCTGCCATGAGTTCTCAGAATTCTGGTGCTACAACTTCTGAAACTATTTACAATCCGACAAGCCATAGTGCTGTTAGTAATCCGAATAGCACTCGCTACGGTCATACTACTAACTCAAGTTATGTACCTAGTCAAACCCCAAGGATGGGGCCAATGCCACCAAGCAATCATCCAAGTCGTTCTCAACCATCGCCGCTAGCAATAAGTACTCATCCTCCTCGTGATATCGATTATGGAGCATATGATTATGGAGCACATCAAAGAAATATAAATGCAAGGCAAAAGTGGAAAAATCAATGGGCAGCAGCCACACGCCAAAGTAGAAACACTCCAAATATAGGGCTAAGAATCACAGGACATGGAGGATAAATGCCAAAGGAACGATGGCAGCCGTTACCTGAACAGTTCAGTGAAGATTTTAGGTACTTTTTAGTTGTCGTCTGGAAGCATTTACAGCTTCCTAATCCCACACCAGTTCAGTTAGACATAGCTGAATACATGCAGGATGGGCCTAAGAGGAGGATTATTGAAGCTTTTAGGGGAGTTGGTAAGAGTTGGATGGCAGCAGCTTATGTTTTATGGCTGCTAAGGAATGATCCACAGAAGAAAATCATGGTTGTATCTGCAAGCAAGATGCGAGCAGATGACTTTGCGCAATTTTGTTTAAGGCTGATTAGGGAGATGGAGATATTGAAGTGTTTAGAACCAGATAGAGATGAACAAAGAAGTGCAAGTAATAGGTTTGATGTAAGACCAGCGACACCAGATCAGTCACCATCAGTAAAATCTGTCGGTATTTTTGGACAGTTAACTGGTAGTAGGGCTGATTTAATACTGAGTGATGACGCTGAAGTTCCTAATACAGCTTGGACAGTAGGGATGAGAGAGAAATTATTGTTATCTGTCGGAGAATTTAACGCAATTCTGAAACCAGGAGGAGAAATTATGTTCCTGGGTACACCTCAGACGGAAGAAAGTATCTATAACAAGCTGCAAACAAAAGGATATGAATGTCGTATCTGGCCTTCAAGGTATCCAAAGAAACCTGAGAAGTATGGGAATGCACTAGCTCCGATGATATTGGAGCAGTGTTCAGAGAAAAAGAATCATCCAACAGATCCTGACCGCTTTAGTGAGATTGATTTATTAGAAAGGGAGTCTAGTTATGGAAAGTCGCAATTCACACTTCAGTTTCAATTAGATACAACCCTTAGTGATTTAGATCGCTTCCCTTTGAGGCTGTCGGATTTAGTTGTGATGGAATTAAATCAAGATGCACCAGAGAAAATTGTTTGGTCATCTGGTGCTGAGTATCGAATTAGTGATTTACCTGCTGTTGGGTTTAGTGGAGATTATTATCACAGGCCAGCTTTTATACATGGGCAATGGATTGAATTCCAAGGTTGTGTGATGTTTGTCGATCCTTCAGGTAAGGGATTAGACGAAACAGCTTATGCAATTGTCGCTCATCTCAACGGTAATTTATTTGTCTTAGAGGTCGGTTCATTCCGTGAAGGTTATACAGAACCTGTTCTAAGAGGCATAGCAGAAGCTGCAAAGCGTAGGAAGGTTAAGTTAATCCTCTTGGAAGATCAATTTGGTCAAGGCATGATGGAGAGCCTTTTAAAGCCATACCTTCGAGATATCTATCCCTGCACTGTTGAACCAACTAGGAGCAATGTTCAGAAAGAGAGAAGGATTATTAATGCTTTAGAGCCAGTATTGAATCAACATCGCTTAATAATTAATCGTTCAGTTATTGAAGATGATTCTAAAAGTAGAGGAGATGATTCAGTTGAAACTGCTTTGGCCTACCAGCTTTTCCATCAATTAACTCATCTAACTGTCGATAGAAATTGTTTACAACATGATGACAGATTGGACGCTCTAGCTAGTGCTGTCCAATACTGGAATGAATCTCTTGCTATAGATGAAAACAGAGCAATCAAAGAACGTGCCGCTGAACTTTGGGATTTGGAGCTTGCTGCTTACAAGGGCGAAATTGAAGGTCTCCTTGATGCACAAATCCTTGGTGTACCTCTTGAGACAGTCGGCAAAAACAACCCAAAGAACGGATGGATCAAAACCCATGGGACCCATTAAATACGAACCTAGAGGATGGGTTGTGCGTATCCCTTCTTCTTTTGTTGGTTATGAGTCTGTGTGTGTTGGAGGCTTCCAGACAGTTGTAATTGCAGAGACTCCTGACTCAGCTATGGATATTGCAGCTAATTCAGATGTATGGGAACAGTTAGATTTCCCTGTTGATAGTTTCCACGTCTTCCCACAAGACCCTCGTTAGATTCTCCATTTACGATTACGGTCTGGTGGATGATGACCAGCGACAGTTTTTTCTAATTCATTTAGTCGTTTAAATAATTCTCTTGTATCTCTATCTCTACGATTACTTACATTGCTAAGTGACATGATGAATACACTGGCTGTTGCACCAATAATTGCTGCTGTAATCTCTGCCACTGTTCAAAATAACAAATTATGTCTAGTGTAAGACGGCCTACCACTGAATTTCATGG